ATGAAAAAATTAATCTTAGTGATCCTGTTACTTCTGTCAATCGGTGTGATGACCATCGTTGATTCGAACATCATCCGACAAGCCCCTTATCCGAGCTTGTCCCAAGAACAAACGAAATAAGGAGGTCCGAACGTGACCCGGGCAATTTTAATCAGTTTCTGCGCCCTATTCCTTTTAGCAGGCTGCACTTCCCAAGCTGAGCCAAGTATTTCCACTAAGCAAGCGAACTCAGTTGCAGCCGCTAACCGCGCGGAGCAAACTAGTCGTGCCAATGCAGCGGCTGATGCTAGTGCTAAGAAGCAATCTGGTGACCATTATCAAGCTGCTGACGACCATATCACTAGCGCAACTAGTGCAGTGGCCGCCGTCGGGCAAGTGCTCAACGATCCCAAGCAACAAACCTTTGGTGTCGTACCAACTGCCAATCAAGATGCACACGGCCACCACTATTATCAGGTCGATGCTTATCAGAAAACGGCTAATGGCGGCCGGGGGCATTATCTGAATAGTTACTTTGTTTATTTAGATGGTAGTATCACGACCAAACAAGCAAATTAATAAACCGACAAGTTGTCACCCATTCAAGCAGTGTCGTTGAACCTGCTGGGATGGGTGACTTTTTGGATGCATTTTTTGCCGGTAGTAATTTCAGTATTTCGGCGTACAGTTATTCCATGCTAATTAAGGCCAGCCCCAGTAACTAAGCAACCAATTTGCAATTACAATTAATATCAACTGCATAAATATAGAAAAAGGTTTATTTTTTTGTTACTTTTCGCTATAATGGATATTGTTGTTAAAGCAACTGCCCCAGTGGCGGAACTGGCAGACGCGCAGCGTTCAGGTCGCTGTATTGGAAACAATGTACAGGTTCGAATCCTGCCTGGGGCATAATTAGGTAAACTAGATGAAGCTTGAATCCTGTTAAACGTTGATTTAACGGCATTCAAGCTTTTTTCATTTGTACTAAAAAGCACTACTAATTTTAAAAATTTGTCTTTATTTGTCTTTGAGACAGAAATGTATACTTTTGAATATTAGTTAACAAAAAAATCCCCCACGCCGAAACGCAGGGGAAAAGTTGCAGAGTGATCAAGCTCCACAATTAATGAAACTCTATATCAAGTTATAGCCAACAATTATTATAGCACTATTTTGCTGCTTGTGAAGCGGATTCTGACGTCGTTTCAGTGTCAGATGATGCAGAACTATTCACTACAGCGACTGTGGACGTTGGTGTTTGCACTTCGTCAGCAACTTTGTTAGCCGCTGCTTCGACTTGAATTTCCTCGTCACTTTTAACCGTTGGCGCTGTCACTGTTTGAACGTCAGTAATAACGCCCAGCATACCAAGGATCGTTAATACTGTGTTAATAACGGCAACAATGGCTGACCAATCGCCAGTAAACTTAATGCCAAACATGGCAAAGACTTGTTGAATCAAAACGATCAGTAACGAAATAATTCCAGCAATCAATTTACCATTCAAACTACCATCGACATTCTTGAAGCTAATTTTTTTAATCATTATTTTTCCTCCTAAAGGAACTTTTCTGCGATATAAATAACTAACGTGACGAGCACGCCACTAACCAAGACACCAATCAACCAATTTTGAATGGCTGTCACGCGGTCAATTTGATGGCTGGCTTCGATGGACTTGGCCAGGGCCTTGTCCGCTTTGTCACCAATGTCGTCAACTTGATTAAGCTTTTCTTCGATGTTCTCAACTTTAGTTTTGGTGGCGGCCACATCCTTTTGAATATCCATTAATAACTTAGTTGTATCATCATATTGTGCCATTACCGCACCACCAATCGCTGTCCAGGATAGATAGTGGTGTAAATCGACTTGCCATTCTGGCTAGCTAGTGTAGTCATGCTCAGGCCGTTGCGTCGTGCGATTGCCCACCAGCTGTCGCTGAACTTGACTGTGTAATACGTATGACTAACCGGCTGACTAGTAACCCGCTTTCCGTAGGCTGGCCCATTAGTGACACCTAGCTTAATGAAGCCATACAGGCCGTTTGAACGGGTGTAGCGTGCCCAGACATAGTCGTGTTCAATAATGACGGCATTGTAAGCCACACTCTCACCCCTGTAATAGGTAGCCACTTGACGTACCTTGTCTGAATCCGTGTAGCGAACAGCTAGTGTCCGGTTAGGATAGAACACCCCTCGCTGGTTGTATTTAACAACCTTAAAGCTGGCCTTCTTAGCTGCCCTAGCCTTTTTAGCCTTCTTAACGTTGGCTTTAGCTTGTCTCTTGCTAGCAGCCGTATAGCCCGACTTGGTAATGCCCGTTAGGTCAACATCGCCATCTAATCCGCCTGCTTTATACATGCTAGTGAATTGGAAGATAGCCACGCCGTCCATGCTAGGGAACCAGTTATAATTAGGGCTAGTTCTAACCAGATAGTCCGGGTATTCAGCTAGCCATAGACAGCTACCATAGGCTTTGACAATGGCAGCCACATTAACATGAGCATTTAGGTAGGCCTTGCCGGAGTATAGCATCGGGGTATAGCCAGCCGCTTTAATGAGAGCCATTTGAGCTAGAATGACATTAGTGTTGGCTGTCACGCTATTAGAAGCCCCGTCCTCATAGTCTAGTGCGACAATACTACCCTTGGGTGTCTTAACACGTGGCAAGTAATAGGCCATCATCGCCTTGGCATTGGTCATATTGCCACCAACACCGTCCCATAAATAAGTGTGTACCCGTTTGCCGGCCCGTTGAGCTGATTTAACTTGGCTAGCATAAGTGGTCTGACGGATATTAGTGCCACCATAGAAGCCACCAGCCTGTGAGAATACAAACTTATCAGTGCTGTAGCCAAATGTCCCACTATTACCGTTATACCTAGACCAGTCAACCCCTTGTTCCCGGCTAGTTGACGCCTGACTGTTTAAATTGACCATTAAAAAGGCCATAAAAATGGCGCTCACCGTTAAGATGAGTGCCTTTAATTTGTGCTTATTCAATTGTCTACCTCCTTATTCAAGACTACTATTAACTTGGAACTGTAACGTTGACTCACTAGGGTAAATTGATGTCCCAGTACTATCAACCACCCATACTTCTAGCTGATAGTCTCCCGCTGTTAAGCTGGTCATTAAATCCGCTGTTAAAGCTAGCACAATCTGACCAGTTGTTGGGTCTGTTAACTTAGCTGGCTCAACTGTGGCCGATTTAAGATAACCACTGGCATTGCCTAACTTAACAGTAATTGAAGTGGCCTTAGTCAAGTCCGTTGCCACGTTATCATTGCCACAAATTAACGTAAAGCTAGTGGTGGTATCACCAATTTTGACTGTCTGTGGCGAAGTATCAGTAAAGCTAAGCGTTTTCGCCATCTTTATCTTCCTCCTTTTCAGCCAATTTAGCATTAAGCTGGTCAATTTGAACTTGTGCCATCGCTAATTGCTGGTCTTTAAGGGCAATCTCTTGGGCATAGTTACTTGTCAGCTTGTTAATCAAAGCCTGTGCATTGATATCCATAATTTAAGCCTCCTTTAAAGTTTTGGACTGTCGTTAGTGGCTAGCTCAGATACTGGTGTAATTTTGCCAGATAAATTATCAGTAATAGTCTGTTTAATGAATGCTACTTGTTGGTCCCCTGTCTTAGAACGATAATCTTCTGTCTTCATGAGGACAAAGCCCTCAATATGTGACGCTGACTCATATGTTGCAGAGAAGCTAATCTTGTAAACATTATCTGGTTGGACTGATACGGTTGTGATATTAATATTTTCCATTATAAAGTCTTCCTTTCAAGTTCATTGATTCTGTTATTTAACTGTTTAATCTTAGGAATTAATACCGTCCATAAACGGTCATACTCAATACCTTCAATTTGACCATCTTTTCCAGTGATTAAGAACTCATCTAATCCAGCATCTCGTAAGTCCTCGGCAATTAAACCGTAGTGCCGCTTTAGGTTTATCTCTGGCTCTGCTGGTGTTTCACCATTTGACAATGATTCTGCCATCTTTTCCGTGGCTACTTTGTCATTCCAACTTGCCAGATTTAAGGTCATTAAACGGTCAGCTTGCAATGTGTCATCACTTCTAGCAATGGCTAGTTTGTACTTACTTGCCGAGGTTGACCTACCAACACGACCAGATGAGGTAACAAACATATTTGCACCGTTAGAATATGTCCGATTATAAATCGTTGGTGATACAAACGCTGGTGAACCATCATTTAAAAGATACATTTGAGCGTTTCCGTCAACGGCATGCAGTAATAATCTGCCCATACTCAAGCGATTACCCATAGCTCCAATTTCATCAACGAACGTTGGTCTGTAAAGTCCAATAGTATTTTTGCTGAGGTTATCTATCCCAAACTGCGCAGTCATGTTAGCTAAATTATAACCGACATACCAATTACCAGTCGTACTCCCTTCATCACCATTTATATTTCCGTATGGTGTAAATGTTATTCCTTTTGGCTGTTTGTCTCCATACATACCATGAAAGTGAATCTTTTGGTCGTCACCCTTTAGAGTAATACCATTGATACCTGAAAGAACAAGCTGAGTTGTCCCGGGCTCACCTTCTGCAACCAATGGCTTTGAAAAATCTGTATCTTTACCAATAGTATAACCAGCTGATAGACTTATTGAAGAGCCTCCAATAACCGCTGTTTCACCACCATACTTATTACCATCAGTAGTTGACATATTTCTATCTGATATAACAAGATTACCGGAGTACATCCTAGCATAGTTAGCGAAATAGTCGGTTACATTGTATGAGCGGATAACTCCATTAGAATCAGCTGTGAATGGGTAAAACCTAGCTGTATTGTTGGCATTAGTATTAATGTTACCACCATTGAGCGTTGTCCCATGGACAGTTGCCCCATTAATAGTTGCCCCATTAATAGTTGCCCCATTTACTGTTGAACCATTAATTGTTGAAGCAGCATTAATAGTTGAAGCATTAATAGTCGAAGCACTAATGGTAGAGCCATTTATTTCACCAGCGTTAACAATATTACCTGTATCTGGTTGGTAACCCGTTGCCTGAGCAGTTTGGGTTAGCATCGGTGAGCTAAATGCCACATGCCCCTTACCATTATGAACAAAGGTCTGAACAGCAACATACTTAGCATTGCTTGGGGCAATCGCATTGTTAACTGTAAATGTTTGTATGCCACTGTCTGAACCATTGGGGTTGTACCCGTGTTCTGAATAGCCAACTCTAGCGCCAGCGTCATCAAAAAATGCTAGTGTGAATGCGTAGTACATTCCACTTGTTGAGCCATAGTCCCTAAATTTAACTGAGGCACTGTATGGTATTCCTGTTTGGGTTACTGGTTGTTGCTTGCTATTAGCAAAGTTAACCCATTTACCACCTGTTGCGTCGCCATTCCAAACTATTGCTGGAATACCATCAAATAATTCAGCATCTGAATAATAAGCTCCATCAAGCCCCCACCCTGGAATATTAGAACCACTACCACCTAATAAGGCAGCATTATAAACTAGGTTAGTAACACCTCTGATTGTAAAATTGCTAGCAACTACACTACCGTTTTCATCGGCTGTGAAGGAGCCATTTGGCGTACTAAATGTCTTAGCAACAATGTTGACACCTTTAAGTGAGCCGGTTGTAACGTCACCTAAATCGGCACTTAAAGCTGATAGCTTGTTGACATTTAGCCGGTTAGTGTCAAGTTTTCCAGTGGTGATGTTTGATGCATTGATATTTTTACCAGTAATCGTATTAAAGTCAATCGTACCAGATGTTAAATGGTCAGCCGTAATGTTGCCTATTTTAGCATCTGTGATAGCAACATCTTCAATTTGGGCAGTACCAACAGCCAACTTGCCTATCTTGGCATTAGTAATTGCACCATCGCCTATTTGTGCGGTACCTACAGCTAGCTTAGCAATCAGGGCATGAGTGATAGCAGCTTCTTTAATCTGAGAGGTTCCTACAGCTTCATTACCTATCTGGGCTTCTGTGATTGCACCATTGGCTATTTGGGCAGTACCAACAGCCAACTTACCTATCTTGGCATTGGTAATTGCACCCTCACCTATTTGGGCAGTGCCTACTGCTAGTTTAGCAATCTGTGCTGAGCCTACGGCCTCATATTTAATCTGTGCAGTGCCTACAGCTAGTGACCCTATTTTAGCATCTGTGATAGCACCATTGGCAATCTGGGCAGTACCGACAGCTAATTTACCAATCTTAGCATCTGTAATAGCGGCATCGCCTATTTGGGCGGTACCTACAGCTAGCTTAGCAATCTTGGAACTATTGACAGCTTCATCTTTAATCTGTGCTGTACCTACAGCTAGTGACCCTATTTTAGCATCTGTAATAGCGGCATCTTTAATCTGTGCTGTACCTACAGCCAATTTACCAATCTTAGCATCTGTAATAGCGGCATCGCCTATTTGGGCGGTACCTACAGCTTCACTACCTATTTGAGCAGTACCAACAGCCAACTTACCTATCTTAGCATTGGTAATTGCACCATCACCTATTTGAGCTGTACCTACAGCTAGTTTAGCAATCTTTGCACTATTGATAGAAGCATCTTTAATCTGTGAGTTACCTACAGCTTCATTACCAATTTGAACATTGGTAATTGCGCCATCAGCTATCTGTGCTGTACCTACGGCAAGATGACCAATCTTGGCATTGGTAATTGCTCCATCACCTATTTGAGCTGTACCTACAGCTAGCTTAGCAATCTTTGCACTATTGATAGCTGCATCTTTAATCTGAGCAGTGCCTACAGCTAATGACCCTATCTGAGCATTGGTAATTGCGCCATTGGCTATTTGGGCGGTGCCAATCGTACTACTCTGGATATTAGTTTGGCCGTTTAGCATAATCTTGTTGAAGTCCAGCAAAGCCGTGCCATCAGATGTTAGGTACATAGTATACGTAGTTCCATTTGGATTCTTGAAACCAACTCCAACGCTGTTAATCGTCTGTACCATCTTGCTTTCGGCGTTATTGCTAGCTATGGTTATTTGGTTCTGGACCTCACCTTCAAGCTCATCAGGATTACGTAGCCAAGTGTAGTCTGCGGGATTGCCAGAGTGTTTAGTAGAAAAACCGATATACTCAGACAGCACAGCAGGCTGTTGTGTCGTCATGTCTTGCTGTACAGATAACTCAAATTTCCAGTGGATACCATCCCTCAAATAGCCAAAGTTAAATGACAAGTACATGGTTTCCGATGTTGCCGTGGTACTTATGGTGTACACTTTGCTGCTTTGTGCGTTAACGCCTAAGTAAATAGGGTTAGCACCTATCTCTGTGTGTTCGCTTGGGTGGTCAGAAAAGCTAACTGGAACGCCATTACTACCGCCGTCCAAACTGACTACTGATGGTTGTGTATACGCAAAGGTAACGCTGACTTTATTACCAACTTTAGCATGAACCGGCATACTAAAGACCTCATAGTCCCCAACCCCAGTATAGTCAATGGTATTAACTCCTTTTGCATAAGTAATGCTGGTCGCCTTCTTAGCTGGGTCACTCCAAATCCAATTGTTCATATTCTGATTTTGGGGAGACGTGTTAGCCCATGCCTTGTACATGCCAAGGGATTCATATTTTTTAGCTGTATTCTGTGCAGCTTCCAAAGCGCTCTTGGCACTAGATTCTGCTTGACTACCAGCGAATATGGCCTTTGAAGCATCCTTACTAGCTTTGTCAGCAACATTAGCAGCACTATTGACAGCAGTTTGAGCTTGGCTAGCAGTTGCAATTGCTTTATCAGCATTTACTGTTGCTGTGCTACCAGCTAATATGGCCTTAGAAGCTGCTTGACTAGCATTATTAGCAACATTAGTTGCATTATCACCAGCAGTTTTAGCTTCATTAGCAACCTTAACTGCTTTATCAGCATTTACTGCTGCTGTACTACCCACTAATATGGCCTTAGAAGCTGCTTGACTAGCATTATTGCCAGTTACCGTTGCTTGTGAGGCTACTATGACAGCACTAGATGCTGCTTGACTAGCATTATTAGCAACACTATTGGCATCATCACCGGCAGTTTTAGCTTGGTTAGCGACCTTAACTGCTTTATCTGCATTTATTGATGCTGTACTGCCGGCTAATATGGCACTAGAAGCTGCTTGACTAGCTTTGTTAGCGACATTAGTAGCGTCATCACCAGCGGTTTTAGCTTGGTTAGCTACCTCAACGGCTTTATCAGCATTCACCGTTGCTGTGCTACCGGCTAGGATGGCACTAGAAGCGGCCTGGCTAGCTTTACTAGCAACACTATTGGCATCATCACCAGCGGTTTTAGCTTGGTTAGCGACCTTAATTGCTTTGTCGGCATTTATTGATGCTGTACTGCCGGCTAATACGGCACCAGAAGCAGCTTGGCTAGCCATGTTAGCAACTCTAGTAGCGTCATTACCAGCAGTTTGAGCTTGGTTAGCAGCTTCACGGGCCTGTACTGCGGCATAGCTAGCCTTATCACCCGTTTCAGCGGCCTGTGCAGCCACTATAACAGCACTAGAAACTGCTTGACTGGTTACCAATAAATTAGAGTGCATGCTATCAATGTCAGCGTTAAAGCTGTTGCTTAAGGCAGTCTTTACATTGCTTAGAGCTGCATTATAAGCGTCTATGAGGCTCTTATAAGTGTCTCGGTCAACGTCACTGGCCTTAGCAGTATCCGCTAAGACAGCCGCCATAAAGGTGTTAAGTTTAGTATAAGCCGCAGTTAAAGCAGTCGTACTAATATTGGCTTCTTTGGCCCGTTCTAAAATCACATGGTACTGGCTAGTTAATCCGGCGTATTGCGATACTGCTGCCTGTTTTTCAATGACGTTCATTAAGTTGGGGTCATTTAAGTTGTCAACGTCACCAGCAGCATTATTAGCTGTATTTTGAGCCTTGATAATTTTAAGGCCATCATCTGTTAGTATGACCTGTGTTGCGTTAGATTCTGCCATTTATAAGCCTCCTTTCTTAGTCATTGGCAAACGTTCTTTAATTGGTATTACAAAGACACGTGCTATAGAATCACAATTGAAAGTAACCAATAACTCCGGCTGGTTAGTCTGACTATAGATAATGTTGCATGTTTCAGGTTCGATAACATCATCGGTTAACCCTAAATTCATATCCAGTAAATAGTTAGAGGCAAATTCTTGCCCGCCATGAACAACATTAACTGCGTACACCATACGGGGGTCTTTCATGTTGTAATTACCCGAGTGGAAGTACACATATGGGAAGTCAATGCCTTGTGATTGGTAGGTCTGTTTGTCCATGTCAAGCCCATAGTTGGTAACGTGAAAACTATATAGCACATTATAATTGCCTTGTTTAACATCATTGAGTCGCAGTACATCATGTTTACCATTCACATAGCCACATAGTACGTAACCATGCTTGAAATCAACACTGACTCTTATATAACGATTGACAGTGCAAAAACGTGTAATGCGACTATCATCATTGCCTAGGGTCACATTAGCAAGGTAGGGTATGCGACTAATTGCATATTCGTTAACGTTTAAATTAGGCTTAGTTATGGACCAAATGTAAACAGCCCCATCTACTTCTTCGATTGAAAAGCTAGATCCATGCCCGCCATGTGAAACAATCATCTTGCTAATTGGCTTAAAATTAGTGTCATGCAAGACAAACATGACATCGCCGGTTGTACTTTGATTAATTGCCCGACTAGTTATATATTGGCCGTTGCTCAAAGGACACATGTATTGCACCGCATCAGTTACTCCCAGTGTCTTGTCGTCTTGGATAAAGCTACCCAAATTACGAATAGCAGTAGTTTGTAACTTGATCTCTGGTTCATCTTGAATGTAATTGGTCTCAATAGTCCCGTGCAGTGTGCCAACGGAATTATGTGCTGCTTGTACTAAATAGCCAGTTTGCTGATAGCTAGTATCAAGGGTGCCGTCAGTGTTATAACGGTGCCAAATAAATCCCTTGTTATCAACATAGGCTGAAATATTAGTATTGCCTTCCCAAGCCTGTAAGATTAACCGCTTAGTCTGGGTGGTATCAGTGAAGTTGTTGCCGTCCGGAGTTAAAGCAACCGGTTTAACCGAGCTAGCGTCCTCCTTTGCCTTTTCAATTGCGCTATTAATAGCACTTTGATAACCTTGCATCCAGGCCGGTGTCGCAACTGGTACCGTGACATATTCACCAAAACCAACTGTATTGCCATAAGGGTTAGCCTTACTAATAGTGCGTTGAATGACTCGGCCACTGGCATCTAATGCTGGCTTGATTAACTCATCTTTAAACCTAATCGTGGCACCTAGTGGCGGGTTAAATTTAGGCGTTACATTAACCTCATAGTACGTTCTAGGGTGGTTGTACAATTGCAACATTTCTTCGGCCCAAGCCTTAATTCCAGAAGGGTCTTCAATTGAATTAGCAGTGATAATACCCTCGTAATACAGTCCACTCTGCCAGTCAGGATTATATTTTTGATTAGCTTCGTCATCAACAATGTAAGGCTTACCATCGTTAACTGCTGCCATTGTATTTCCGTTGTCACCATAAGCAATTAGCTTAGTGATTGGGTTTGACACCGTTGTTCGCTTTAAGCTAGTCATATTCTTGCCAAATACCGCCTCGTTATAGACCACATCATTGTTCAGCTGGTCGGTAATGACACACACCTTTTTCATGATATTCCCTTGTGAGTCAATCTCAACATAAGGGTCAATCTCAACGTTATAAGTTTGGATTAGTGTCTGTAACAATGTACTAGCTTTAGTCTTGCCGTCAATGGCAATAGATGGTGTCATCACATTAGTGGTCTGATAGTCTAGCGTCCAACCAGTGGCATTAAAACACTGGTTAAAAGCCGTCTGAATTGAACTAGCACTAGCCGTAATTGCCACTGGGTAATGATGAGCTAGTGTGTATAAGCATAAATTGGTGAAGTTAGCCGTTGTAACATGCTTAGTAGCGGTTGTATTGCTTTCCTCCACGCTGTATATGTGCATGACATACCAATGACCTGATAGCTCGTCATAATAAGCTAGGTTGTTACCAGCGACTACTTTATCCGAATCCGGTTGGCCTTGAAGCACGTCTAATGAGCCTTGATGGTCGAACTTCTTAGACTGGGCATTTAGATTAATTGTGCCATCAAACGTGTCATTAGTACCCACATTAACGTCATCATCATAGCTAGTGCTAGTTGTGTCTGAGTCGGCTAGTTGAATCTTGACGCTGTCATTAGAGAACTTAGTGGCACCATCAACAGTCAGGGTACCAATTCGCTTTAAATTTGAATCTAGGATTAAATACTGGTTATTTAAAGCCATCTGTTAACCTCCTTATTTTAGTTATGTAAAAAGGCCACCCTTAATTGGGAAGCCTTTAGTATTGTTATAGTATTCTTGGTAGATATTTCAGGGTCATTTGTGCGTCATCTAGGTCACCAATCATCGACAAGCCATTAACGCCCGGTTTTAACTTAGGAAAGTCGGTTGACCAAACTGGTGAAACTAGCTTGCCATTTACAGTAACTGTATCTGACTCACAATCCATTACAATTTCTTCCCCTGCATTGGCAATATAAGTTGGCTTTGTTGCATCAACTTTATTGACTTTCCATATTTGAAGGTCAGTCATTGACATAAAGGGGTTCCGATAGGCAACTTTATGAATATCTTCTGTAATTGGGTGCTTTAGAAAAACAGACCCAATCCCACCTAAAGCTGTCTGATACTTATTTTGAGTGTCAACATAAGTTCCATGTACTAACATGTGAATATGAGGGTCTAGGAATGGTCGGCCTGTTTTAGTTGAATACTGGGTAATACTCCAATTAAATACTTGTCCTCGTTTAGTAATATCCAACACTAGCCAAGCACCTGACAGTGCGGAGTCCTCTTCTTTATTGACCACGGTTGTATAGGTATTAACGGTTTCTTTAACGGTTTTTTTAGTTACTTTTCCTCTTCTGGAACGACCATATTTAGTGACAGTTTTGGTTGTCGTGCCAGTTTTGATTTGAATTTTCTGGTCGGGCTTGTTTGTAAAAGAACCTGCTGGCCCTGAACCATAGTACAAGTCAGTATAGCGGTCACCATATTCTAATTTTGATCCAGGCTCGCATATTTGAAGCCTAGCCATGGGTTTAGCACCATAGGCCATGTCACGCATACCAAAGCGCCCAATAGTGTTACCGTTAGGGTCTAATAGCAAGACCTCAACACGTCCCATCGCACGGCCATTATGAGTACCACTGTACTTAAATTGGTGGATACCCGTTCGTACTCGCCAGTCAGTAAGTGATTGTGTCATGCCGGTATACCGATAGGCTGGCCCATACCAGCGGTCTTCCCCAGTTGTAGGGATTGTACCAAAGTCATACCCATTGCTGTTTACAGCTGGCCGTATTACATTGGTCTTAGTATTAATTTCACTGTGGCCTTGATACGTGTACGCTTCACCAGTCTTCATATTACTAATGGCATTGGCATCATTCGTCCACATTGCCATAGTTCCTAGCGGGTCATCAACAACTTTAGTATAAGGTTGAACCGCAGTGGCTTGGTCTTCCGGTGACTCAGGCCCTAAACCAAACTGACCACCATTTAAACTAAAACCAATATACTTTAAATCTCGTTTAGGTATGACCTGAATAACTGGCTCTGTTCTAGCAGTGCCATCAACAGTGATTGTATTTAAGCCATTATTTAAAGGCTTTTCAACCTGTGGTAAGGTTGCCCGTGGGTCGGATTGCACAAATGTAATGGTTAGTGTCATGTCATACATACCAGGGTTAATCGGGGCTGGATCACTAATCGCGGTAATATGCCCCCAATATGTCACCTTAGGCTCAAAGCCAAATACTAGTGGATACTCTTTACCGTTATCGCTAGGGTCATCACTTAGTAGCAGACCACTTAAATTGTGCATTATCTGATTAAATCTGTCTTGATTATCAGCACAGTAGATTGACACTGGAATGTTAATTGTCCGGCTGGTAAAGTCAGTGCCATTAAATTGGTTCCCATACATGGCCGGTATATCAGTAACCTGCTCAGCCATGGCCGGTGCACTAGGCAATACCACATTGCCCATCTCAACCTGCAAGTCATCCCGGCTATTTAAGCCAGCATATTCAAAATCATCTTGTTTTAGGGTCACGATTTAACCTCCTTTTTAAGTTTAGATATGTAAAAAGGGTGCCCAATTAAGGACTACCCTTTGATTGATGACTTTAATAGCCCATCATTTGTGAATATTGTGAAGCTGTCTTATTGTCAGATTTAACCGCATTAACCACGTCAGATTTAGCAATGACTGCTTGAACATTACCCATGTTGCCTAAGATGGCGGACATTAAGCCAATTAGTTTATCAAGCTTCTCATTACTTTCACTGCTATTAGACGCAACCTGCGTGCTAGTATCGCCATTTACAACTTGACTAGCCTGTGCGATTAACTGGTTAGCCCGACTTTTATTAGTCAACGGAAGCACCATTTCAGGCTTGTTATGTTCAGCAATTCTGATTATTTGATCTTTATCAACCAATCCTCCATTTTCCATGCCTTTAATATAACGGAATACAGCAGAGGCATTGCTCAAACGAGCACCACCAGAAGCGTCCATGTTACCACCAGACTCCCAAGTTGCAAAGAACTTTTGAGCCGCGGCAGTAGGATTTGTCATTCTCAATACAGCCTTTAACATTCCATTTGTGCCAGGTTCATTCAAGGCGTAGCCAATTTGACCAGCGGCAGAGTTCCATGCGTAACCATGTCTTCTCAACCAATTCCTTAATCCAGTTTCGCGAGTGAACGTCCATTGCCCTAGACCAGTACCGTGGTCACTAGCATTGACGGCAGAGGGACTCAAATTAGATTCTTGAATCCAGTTACCTAAGATACCAGCGATACCACCGTTGTTAGAAGCAGGATATGCCTGTTTGAATGCTTTAGCTAACGCACGAGCACGTGAAGCAACGCTACCGCCAAGTTTGACATTTCCAATGGCTCCAAAATCACCAAATTTATCTGCTAAATTTTTGACAAAATCCTTAACCTTATCAACCGTTGCATCTTTAATGGCAGTTGCTCCTTTAAGCGTCCAGCTATCATTAAATCCCGGCCAATTGATTTTTCCCAAAATATTTTTTTCAACCCACTTGACTGGCGCTGAAACCATACTGGAAATTTTATCTAGTGCTGCTTCACCGATGTTAACAGTTGATTTAGCAAGTTTTTCGGCTTCTCCTAAAAAGCCGGTAGCATATCCGGGAAGTGTCTGGCCTTTCCCATAAGAACCTGATAAAACTTGTTGAGTTTTGTCAGCTGGCAAAATTATCTCACTTCTGGACACCTTAGCTATTTCAGGCCCATTTTCACCTAGAATCCTTGCTGTACCACTATATGGCTCGTAAGCTAGCTCAGCACCAGCTTCACCAACCAGTGCCATCCCATTGCGGACTTTACCACCTATGGCATTGGCTTCAATCCGACGACCCATGTCACCAGATTTGCCTCTAGCTCTTCCACTTGATGAATGTGATGACCTGTGTCCAGATCCGCCACCACTACTCTTAGCACCGAACAGTGATAACAAAGAATTGAACCCTGACTTAATGCCACCCCATATCTCGCTTAATGACCCACCGAGAGTTGACCACTTTGATTTAACGTGACCTGTTTCTTTATCAACGTAATAACCGTGGTCTTTCATTTGTTTAGAAGCCTGCTTAGTAACATTAGTGTACTGCTGTTTAGCATGACGTGTCGTATCATCTCGTTGGTTTTTAGCTTGCTTAACTGTATCTTTGTATTGTGTGGTAGCATTACCCACAATTCTATTCATTTGTTTCTTAGAAATACTGTGATTTTGATAATACTCTGTTTGTGCAGCAGCTACGGTAGACTTATACTTCTTAGTAGCCGCATTTTTTGCGCCTTTGTAAGTATTATTAGCATGTCTGACCACGCCCCTATAGGTACGATATGCTTCATTAACCAGCTTATCAGCTTGCTTTTCACTGATTTTTCCAGAAGATTTAGATAAGGAACTTAAAATAGATTTTTGCTTACTACTACCATTCCGTATTACCAAATCCGTCTTAGCTTCGGCATTTGACAGTAGCCTCAAACGGCGTTTAAAAGCTGCATTAGAATCGGCAGTTAAAGCATTTTGATGGCGTTTGTTTTCACCTTTAATAGCAGAATCTTTTTCTTTTTCTTGATTCTTAATTTTTTTGCCATAAATCCTATTGATTTTAGCAATACCAGATTGGCCTGATAAATACTGCCCTTTGTACTTAACATAATAGCCTTGAGTAAGTCTGTTTATATCTTTATTTCGAGTGCGCTCTAACCTAGTAATAGTTGAATCATATTGCTTATGAATGCCGGTCATGGCCTTACTGTGCATAGTATTTTCTTGCTTAGCTGACTTATAATATTGTTTATCAACATTTTCTAGCTTAGATACACTACTTTTAGCACTTCTAATTCGGCCATTATAGTAACGCTTCTCATTAGCTAAGGCTGTGTTGGCGTCTTGCTTTGACATCAAGCCTGACTTAACCCAAGATTGGAGTGTTTTCTTAGACTTGCCTTCATTTTTCTTAGCATAATTGACCACTGTGTCAGTGATTGCCTTATATCCGGCTTTACTATCTTTCATAGCTTTGCTAAGGCTCTTGTTATCAACTGCGAACTCAAGTTTACCAAAGTTTAAATTAGTCTTCGAAAATGCTGATTTAAGCTTTTTGGCGGTATCTTTACCAGCTTTGAATGCCGAACTTGGCAAACTATTCAAACTCTTCTTTATCCTTTTAACAATAAAGTCAAAGTCATCGTCGCCACCAGACTTAGCGGCTTTTTGGAACTCACTAATACTGGTCATATTTGAATTGGAACGTACCTTAGAATCCTCATATTGACGCTTAGTTGCACTAGATGATGTCCTAACTGTACCAAGTACGGCATATTCGGTTCCTTTTTGAGCAGTATAATCCTTCCGCACTTTTGCAAAAAGGCTGTGAGTGGCTTTGATGACTTTTTGTACAGTTTCGGAACTGCTAATCTGCTCGCCGATTGCGCTGCCAATAACAGCACCTCCAGGGCCACCTAAGATTCCGCCAATCCCTGCGCCAATCAGAGCACCTGTGGCCTTTGATTCTAATGAAATCTTATTTTTAGCGCTTGGTTTTTTAAAAGTGTTAACAACACTAGAAGCTAAATCCCATCCTTCAATGGCAGCACTTGCGATAGTGCCTGCTCGCTCAACAATGAATCCTAAACCGCTAAACGCCTTACTAAAACCGCCCTTAAATTTGCCGACGATATTTGCCCAACGAGAAGTTTTGACGGAGGCTTTTTCAGTTTCCTTTTCGACATTTTTAATGCCTGTTAGGTCCCATCCCCCGCCTATACCCCTTGAATGGTTATTCGAAGCAGACTTAGCATGTCGGGACATGCGAGTTTCGCTAGCCGGAACTCCAGCGCCACTTTCTAACTCATTATTAGTTGCCAATACATCATTCTGAGCACTAATAGCAGCAGTCTCAGCCTCGACAGTTCTCACAATCGATTGGCTTTTGACAGTGTCATTAACTAAGCCAAAATTAGTCCGCATTTCTTTGATTAGCTTGATAAACTTGTTTACCTTAGCTAATGCCCAGATTCCGCCTAAAGCTGCCCCAAAAACAGTTACAGTTTTGGTATGGTTACTCATAAATTCAATAACTTTAAGCATACCGTTCAGAAAGTTTTTGACGCCATTAATCAAGAAAATTAGGCCTTTTTGTGTACTCTTGTTGTTAAAAGCCTTTGTCATGTCATCAGCGGCTTCGGTCATGGTTGGTAATAGCTTGGATCCCATCATAATCTCTAATGCTTCGGCGGCTTCTTGAAAGCGTTTGACATTCATTTGTGCCGTACCACTGTTCTTATTGGCTAGTTTTTGGACATAGTCGCCAGCCTTACCAGCCTTAGTTATTTTATCAGTTAATGATGAAAGCTCCTTATTGTTAACAGCCAATATTTGTGCGGCTTGCATACCAGTTGCTCCGAACACTGCTTTAAATACAGCAGCTTTTTCAGCACCACCTAAGTTTTTAGTATGCTTTTCCATAATTGCCATAATATCTGACATAGATTTAAAATCGCCGTTAGATTTTTGAAACACTTTGGTTGAAGTAATGCCAATTTTTTTAAGTGCCCCAACGGCGTTATCGCTAGGACTAGCTAAACTTGTAATCATTTTACGTAATCCAGTACCGGCTTTATCGGCTTCAAGACCATGATTACTTAATTCACCTAGTGCCGCACTAGTTTCCTCAAGACTAAAACCAGCATTGTTAGCTGAATCACCAACATACTCCATGCCTTTACCTAAACTGGAAAAGTCTGTAGCAGTTGTGTCAGCGGCATAAGCCAAGTCATTAACAACTCGCTTAGTATTTTTAACCATTTTACCAGTATTGTTAGTCTTCATACCAAAAGCTTCAATCACTTGGCTCGAAACTTTAACAACATCTTGGAAATCATCACCTGATGCTACGCTAGCTTGCAATTCAGTCTTCATAACAGCTAAAGATTCTTTAGCTGTGTGCCCGCGCTTAATTAAGTCTTGATATTGCTCAGCGATTTCTTTTTGAGAAAGCCCATACTTAACTGAATATTTTTGACCGTCTTTTTGCATTTCAGTAACTGCCTTAATAGCAGATTTAGCCGAATCGCCACCAGTCACTAGCAAATTTTGGTTTTGCTTATAAATATTTTGTAAAGTAGAAGCTTTTTTAGCGCCATCAACGCTAGCGGCCGTTACTCCAGCAATACCAACACTTGCAGCAGTTGCTATTGATTTAAAACCAGTTGCGATGGTCCTGAACCTATCTTTGACAAGTGAGGCTTTGTCTGATAACTTAGCCATCTTGTCACTCATCGTGCCATACTTTACTGTTAACTGGGCAACTTCTGATTTTTGTTTAGCCATAGCAGCGGTTGTTTGTTCAACCTTAACTTTTTGCTTAGCATATTTTTCAGAGGCTACACCACTCTCACTAGCCACTTTGGCCAATTCAGTTTTTTGCAGCTTAAGCTGGGCATACAAATTTGCGTAACTTTCCTTTAAGCCTAAAAGCTTGGCTTTACCCGCTTCGGCTGACTTACCCTCTGCTTCAAGGCGTTCGACATAAGACTTGCTTAAAGCTGTACTCTGTTTATAGCCATTTTGTAGGTCTGCTAAACCTGAAGTGTAATGTTGTAAACTATTTTTAGCCCGATTCATGGCTGTAGCGGTCTCATTAACGCGGGTTTGCTGTAGCTTATAAGCATCTGAAGTGTCGCCACTAGCTTTTCTAATTTTTTCTAGTTCATTTAATTGGACCTTGTATTGGGCCTGAATGTTAACATAAGACTGTTTTAAACCGCTTAAACGGGCCTTATTGGCATCTTCTTGTTTTCCTTCAGCTTCTAGACGTTCAACATATGATTTGCTTAAAGCGCTATTCTGTTTGTAACCTTTTTGCAAATCAGCCAAACCACTTACATAATAAGTAAGGGAGTTTTTTGCACGCTTTAATTGTCCCTCATAGTTGCCTAATTGTTTGGTGGCACTAGCGATTTGATTTTCAAGCTTAAAATAAGCTTCTTGCCCCTCTTTTGTAGACTTGTCAATGTCTTGTTGACGAGCTTTTAATTCCGTTAATTTACCTTTTTGTAAATCAATAGACTTAGTTAACCCTTCAACTTTAGCTTTGGCGGCTTCTTGATAATCTCCGGCCGATTTTAACTGAACTTCACTAGCTTTCCAAGCGTTCATAGAAGCTTTGACAGCACTTGTTAGAGCTTTGTAACTTTTTACAGCACCAATCGAATCAACTGTAATACGTGTCGCCATCTCACTTTGAACTTTGGCCATTATCGTTACTCCTTCCAGCCAACATTATCATTGCATGTAGGACGACATAATTGCCTCACGTGGATCAATATATTCTCGATCTTTTTTCTCACGAGCGGCTAATGTTTCCATGAACAAAGTAAAAGACTGTTGCTCAACTTGGTCTGGCAGCAACCCCTCGTGTATTAAGTTTTGTTCAAGTAACCGTAAATCTTCGTGACGATTTTTTAGTTCAGCAATCTTTTTACGCAGTTCCATTTGATAATGTTGGCGATTTATTTTGACTCTTGGGCTTTGTCTTGTGCTTTTTTGTTAGCTTCTTCGGCTTTTAGCACATCTTCATCAGTGGCACCTTCAATTTTTGCAATTAGCATGCCAACGCCTAGACCAAGTTCTTCACTAGAAATAGAATCCTTAATCGTTTCCATTTGCTTGTCAGTATATTTCACAACTTTTTGCACAAAATCCATCATGGTACGAGTTAGTTTTAATTGTTCTTTTAAATAATCAGCTTCAGTAGCATTGTCATCTAGCCCACTTTCTAGCATAGTTAACTGAATGTTCGCTACATCGTCTTCTAAACCAATCGTTACCTTAACATCTTGAACCTTAGCAATTCCAAAATACTTCTTTGTAATTTTTGCTGATAATTTCATAATTGTTTATACCCCTTTATTTAAATTTTTATGTATTAAAAGGCCACCCAGTTAAGGAAAGCCTTTTAATTATTAATTAGTGACCGAGCGAACTAAGCGGTTTAGGCGCTGGTGTTAACACATAGCCGCCAAATACTTCAGCGTATAGCTTGGTTAAGTCAAAGCCTTTATCAGCAGAATTAGCAATCATATACGGTTGTTGAAGATTATTATTTGGGTTGACAAAAATATCCGATTTCAGCGGAGTTAATGCTTGACCGATCAAAGAAGTTGAATCATCGCTTTCTTCCTTGTTATCAGTGGCGTTTTTTGACGTTTCTTGAACAAACTCAACATTATTAAAACATTCGTAAAAAATAGAATTATCAAACGCTTGTGATCGAATAATTAATGCAATGTGTGGCTTAGGTGTTTGCAATAACCAAGCACCAGACTTAGCATCTTGCACGTAACCACGTAGCTTATTGTTGATTCCCCAGTCCAGGTCTAAAGCCGTTAATTCGATTGATGGGACTGATTTTGGATAGGCAATTCGCTTAATCTTGCCATTTGCCCAGCCTGGTGTCCCAGCAGCTTCGATTGCAGTGATGTTAGCAGTTGCAAAACCTTCACCTCTATGGTCGGCAACATAGATGCCGTCAGTAGATAGGCCTTTATCAGGTTCTTTAATTAAGTCACCTTTATCGTCGAGTGCGGCAAAAGTGACATCAAGAATATTATGTTTTGACATATTAAATGCTCCTTTTAAATAATTTCAATTTTAGTAAAATAAAAGACTTTAGTTACTTGTCCAGTATCTGGGTCTTTAGTGTGATTTTTAGATTGTTCGACACGCCAACCATTTGCAATAAACATTTTGGCCAGTTCGATTTCTGCTGACAAAATGTCGGTTTGATTGGCTTTTTTGTAAAAAATTTGTACTTCTACACCTAACGCCCAGTGTTTGAACTGACTATTAGCGTAATTGTTAGGTGCGTTTTCTGATTCAGTAATAACAACATCTGTGGTTGTACCAGCATTATTGGCACTTTTAGGAATGGAACCACGATAAATATTGTCAATCCAGTCATAATTGACCGTTTTCAACAAGTTTTCAGCTTGAATTACAGGTAGTTGCATACTATTCACCACCCGTTTTAGCTTTGTAAACTGCCATACCGGCTTTAAAAGCTGCTTCCTGAGATTCTCGTCTAGAATTGTCAACAAAATGAGTTGCTGCCATCTTTACGGTCCCATCATTCAAAAATCTAGCAATATACGCTTTCTTGCCAAAACCGGCTAACGTATTACCATTAACAATGCCGTCTACATCACTGTTTTGAATCGCAATGTTGTCTTGTAAATGACCATACTTGCTATCGTCATTGTCGGATCGTGGTGTGTTTTTACGTAACACTTCTGCGTATGCTTGCGCTTCAGCAGCTGTCATTGCTGATTTTACGGACGTGTTAGGGATTAAATCTCTGACGCCATGAAGCCATGATTGCATTTGAGCGTCTAATTCCATTTATATCACCCCTTTTTTACATATTTTTTAAGCGTTAACAGATCATATGCTACCGGCTTGCCAGTTGAATCTTTAGACACATCTATAATCTGATAAACCACATCACCATAACTAGCTAGTAACTGTTTGCTCAGCTCATTTGTGGATCGAATTGCCACAACAATTGTATCTTCCAACGAAGTTCCTAAGATCTGATAACTTTGGGTAATTGATCGATTATATAACGCACAATGTAGTGAAATAGTAGGCACAAAGGACTCGTCATAATCACCAGTATTATTGTTTTCAACCGTTTTAATAGTGCCAAAACTAATTTTTTGATTGAAGCGATTGACCGCTATTTTCACTGTAATCCCTCCGAATCTTCCATCTAATTCCATTAATCAGATATAAATAAGGCGCCGGATACGGTACTTGAGAAGCGTTGTTGCCACTACTATATGTCACGCCCAAGTTTCCACGATTAAAATACATAAAATCAACCATAACACGAACGGCCTGATTAAATTGATAGTATTTCCGATAAGTTTCAACTGGTATAGTGTCATCAATATTTCCGATAACATCACTTTCTGCCATTGAAATTAAGTTTTGGATAACAGATTCATCGCCATCAACGTTTAAATAATCCTGCATATTTTCAACTGTGACACCACTATCAATCCCATCCATGACATCACCTCCAATATAGCCGCCCCACTAGGTACTGTTTATTTATTGGCGACTAAAAGTTATTTATGACCGCTAGTTGCTGAAGAAGCAGCACTAGATGCTGTCGAAGCTGTTGAGGAAGCTTCACTAGCAGTTGAACTAGCATCAGATGAGGTGCTTCCTCCATCACTTACTCACCGTTAAGAAGTAACCGGCTTTTTCGTCAGCCTTAGAAACGCCAAAACGCATAGCTGCGCCAAGATATTGGCCATAAATTTCGCTCTTCATCCAGGCTAAAGAAACTTCTTGCCGATCAACAAATAAAACGCCACGCTTTAAATCACCAATAAATGCGTGAGCCTCACCGTCGGCGCCAAGCAAGGTATCGTTCACAATATGCACTGGGACACCGAAAATAGTAGTGCCAGACTTGCCGGTAATATCTTGATGGAGCAAATATTGACCGTTATTATCCTTCAACGTATCTAGCATTTGATAGAAAGATGCTGAAACAACTAAGTCACGAGCATAGGCTTGATCGAGTTTGACATTCAACACTTGTTTGATATCATCAGCAAGCGTGGATGACTTGGTGCTAACAGCCGTGAACCCTTTCAAAACCGGTGAAATCAATTTGTTAACCGTGTTAACTCGCTTTTCACCAATATTTTGGCCAATTAATGAAGTTAAATCAACTTGTGCATCGGCAATTGATTCTTCTGAGATTGGAATAGCACCACGGTATGTTGCTACCGACCAATCGACATGGGTAAATTCAGGTGCAGCTAATGACGGGTTTTCTTGCAATTCAGCAACGCTGCTAAAGCTATCGTCTGCTCGTTTCAAAATTGGGTAAGTTCCTTTAGGCGTGGTTACTGGTGTTTTGGTGACCAGGGTCGACAAGTCAACAACTGAGTTGATCTCGGCTGAAGGGTTGTAAATAATTGTTTCAGGTACCAACGGTTCAATTCCCGTCGAGGTTACCGACGTTGCCGCATCACTGGTTACCTTAGCCCCCCGCGAATGGATAAACATATTAATTGCAGATTTTTGCTTGGCTAAATTATCTTCGCCACCTTTATGGTTAAGCGGAGTTCCTTGGCCTTGGTTGTTTTCAGGCTTCTTCGACTGCTTATTTTCAGCCGAGAGCTCCTGTAATTGATCATTCAAGGCATCTCGACGCGTTTTCTTAGCGGATAACTCATCTTGTAACTTATGATAAGCATCCGTATCGAAATTATCATCTTGTAATGCGGCCGTTACCTTGGCATTAAGGTCAGCACATTCCGCACTTACCTTATCGAATGTGGCCTGTAATTGTTTAAACATATTTAAAAGTCTCCTTTATTAAAAATAGCCAGCTTAGCTTGCACTAGTTTTTCATGCTCACTAAGTTGACCATTATTGTTGTTATTTTCTAATTGCTTGTTTTTGGCAATTAAGTTTTTGATTTTGTTGAGTGCTTGATAAGGAACTAGCGATGTATTAAATGAATTAGTAACTGGTGTAAAATCAACTAATTCATCAGCAAGGCCTAGCTCAATTGCTTTGTCAGCGTCCATCCAAGTTGCATTGTCCATTAAATCTAAAAAAGTTTGAACAGGCTTGCCAGACTTGGCAGCATACATATTCGCAATGGCCTTGTTCGTACTCCGCAACATTTGCGATGCTTGATCCATGTCGTGATAATTGCCTTCTGCTTCGTTCGAAGCATTATGAATCATCATTTGGGCCCCAGGTGACATTTGCACCTTGTCGGCCCCCATCGCAATAATTGTACCAGCAGAATAAGCGTTAGCAACAATCTGTGCAGTAACATTCCCTTGGTAATTCTTTAGCGCTGTGTAAATTTCTGTTGCCGGGGTCACTTCACCACCGTTGGAAGCAATCTCCAATTCCACAGCAGAGTTGTCCGCCGGGAGTGCACCGATTACATCAGCTGGGGATACAACTGTCATGCCAAACCAATCACGATAAATAGGTGCATCATCATCATTAGTTATCATGCCTTTTACTTTAATCGTCATTACTTTCACCTCCTTCGCCTTGCGGCTCATAATCTGGCAAGTTTTGCGGTAAGAAGCCCGATCTTTGAAGTAAAAATTGCGCTTGATTAGGGCTTAGTGCACCAGCGTTTGCTAAACTTGACACTTGATTTATCAGCATAGAATCATCGACGTCTAGCATGTTTTTGATGTCTAGAACAAGGTCCGGTGCATTAAGCTTTAATTTCAGCTCGTCTAATAGCGGATTAGTGTACGTATTAAGGTTAGACAAATATAAACTTTTAATTTGGTCACTATTGCTATGTTGACTTTCAGTTGATGAGCCACCGCCAAGCATATCACTAGGAATCCCGAAAGCAGTCGAAATTTGGTCAGCTGAAAAACTAGCGTTCTCGTTGAGCGCTTTAAATACATCAGCTTTCATCTCAAACGGTTCATAGTCGAATCCTTCCGGCAATGTCATTAGTCGGCCGGCGTTAGCCCCAGTATTAGCCTTTTCGAACATGGCTCGGGCGTCTTCCAAGTCTTCGCCAGTGTCAATAAAGTTGCTGATTTTAAGCTTGCCAGCGGAATTAATTTGATTATTCAACGTCTTCAAATTTGAATCCGTTGTTTTTTGTGCAATTGTTAGGGTATTCCCCAAGCTTTCAAGTGGGGATTTTCCTATTAAATAACGATAATTAGGGTCTGGCATCAATCTAAAATGCAACATTTTGTCGGCAGTTAACTGCATTTTCGGCCGGTCGTTGCTCTCTTGGATTGTATAAATAATTCCAGTATTTCCTGGCAAATAATTTATTTGAACGTCCGAAGGCGGCACGTGTTCTAAATTATTTCCAACTAATGGTACATAAGCATTTCCAGCAAGGGCTAGTTGAATCATTACGCCTTGCCAAAATGAAAAACGACTGATTAAATCACTCGGATTTTCCAGTCGCCTTTTAGCACTAGCGCTTTCTGTTTTAAAGTGAGCCGAAGCAATATCACTTGAAATACGGTTAATAACTGAAAATACATTGGAATCTTTCAGGACGTTCCCTGAATCAACATACGAAATCGGCAAGCCACCAATTGTTGATAAAAACAGGTCACTAGTGCTGGGATACACCATATTTTTAGTTTTGGAACGTTTATAACCTCGGGGTGTTAATAGTCCCATACTCTATCACCCTCTTTCTTTATCTAGCAAGCAAGCCATGACAATCAGCAAAATTCCGGAAACAAGAAGCCCCATAATCAAGTTAACCGCAAATGCTGCCACTGAAAGCAGAATGACACCGGTTAAAAACAAAATAACGCTTAGCCAATCGCCAAAAAATGCTTGCATAATAGTTTTAAATCTTTCGATCATTGTTTTTCACCACCTTAACCGCCAAACATAGATTTAAAATACGCTTTACGTTCTTCACGGTTCATGTTATTCATCGGGTTATAGCCATCTTCATCATGAAAATCTTGATAATAATATTGTGCTCTGTAATGCGCGTTAATTAATGCATCGGTAGTATCAATGTGATCGCTTGTCCGATTTTGACGGTCGATTTTAACGCCACCACCTTTATCTTCCACCAAAATAGCGTTATTTAGCCCATCTATTAGTAGAGGGTCGTCTAAAATTTTAATATCGCCATTTAAAAACTGGGATTGAAAATCCTTAGTCGGGTTAGAAAGTTTCCACGATGTAGGTGCCACTTCAATCAACGGCCAGCTCGGCTGGTAATTGCTAATACGTTTAATAAACCATTTAGCCAAGTTAGGGTCAGCACAAACGGCGCGGACTTTCAAATGGTGCCGCTTGACATAATCTACTAACCACTCATAAACCTGGTTGGGATTAATGGTTCCGGAAGGCGTGTTGGTAATCTCACAGAAGCCCTGTTGTGCAAGTTGTTGATAGTCAAGACCGTCTTGCTTGCTTTTGGACTCCAATGTTTTAGCCTGTGCAAACGGAATAAAACTATATTGCTTTGCAAAAAACATATGTTTGCCATTCTCTTGAAAGGGAAATTCAAAGCCGTATGATGTATTATCGTTCACTTGGCTAGCGTCAAATCCGATATAAACCTCACGATTATCAACATTAAAATCACTAGTAATGTTTTCGTTGATATTGCTTAATGACAAGTAGCTATTTTTAAAGCGTCGGCTCCAAATATTGAGCGACTTATTAACAAAGGTTTCAAGAGTACCTTCACGATCGTTATCGTTACGGTCTTGAATCAAACTTTCCAACAGCACACGACGTTTTTCACCTTTTAGTTCAGCTAATAGTGGATTGGACTTTTCCCACGTATCTTCCTCAAAGACTTCACTTTCATCATCCTGTTGGTAAATAATTTGAAAAGTAGTATCTGCATCTCTAATCGCGTCGTGTTCAATAGCGCTTCGGGTAACATCTTCATCATGTTTGAATTTAACTTTAATATCTGGATAAGCAGTCGAAATTTTAACGAACATCCGATTTTTGATACCGTTTTGACCTGATGTAATCTGCTTTAACGTTTCATTAAGCGCTGGTTTCAAATTGCCAATTTCATCAAAAACAGCAATGGCATTATGGAACGAATCAAATCCACCACCCTGTGAAGTGCCTTTACGGATAATGTTCTTATTTATTTTCCCGATAACTTGCGTAGTTTGTGCATCTACCCCTTTTTCCTTAGCACCATCAGCAAAATCCGGTTGATTAATGAGTTCTTTAGCTTGTAAAGAAACATCATTGAACAGCTTACTAGCGTGCTCGCTATCATAACTGGCTACTAGTAAGTCTTGAGAAGTGGCATTCCAGCAAACAACAAAATAATAAAAATTGACCAGCATTGATGCCAACCACGTTTTACCTTGACGACGAGCAATTGAAATATTGGCAGTATTGAAACGTACACCCGCATTAGGCGTACGCCAACCGATTAGGCTGTCTAAAATAAATGATTGCCAATATTGTGGCTTGATTTTTTGTGTCGTATCATCCGGATTTGGTAATAGGCGACAAAAATATTCAATTAAAGCAACGAATTTTTCATCATAATTGTATGGGAAATTGTCGTCGCCTTGTCTTAATAAGTCTTGTAGGTGACGTACGCACGCAAGTTGAACATCTCTACAAGTGAGATATTTGTCAGTAAACAAAACATCGTAAGCATATCTAGTGCCGGCATCCTTATACTGGTCTAGCAAGCCATGATACGAGGATTCGGTCGAAGCAATATGTGCTTTTATATCCTTAACGTTAGTAAAATCATACATCTGCACCGAAATTTACCTCCTTTAATGGTGACTCGCGTTTCTTTTGATGTGGCTTTGAAACTGTCAGTTGTCGTAACCCGGCATCAAACGAAAATCCCATTTCATAGCCTAAAGACTTTAAATTACGAACACAGTCATTAAGCTGAATCGCTTGAGGCGACTTTTTAACCGGTGTTCCGTCCTTAGCAGTTAGATAGGCCCCATAGTTGTTTAAACTATCCTCAGCATCTAAGTACATCGCATAATAAGTACAGTAAAGTTCTAAATTAGGCTGGTCAATGCGCTTCAAATATCCCATTTTTTTAATTTCAGGTACTAACACCCGCCAAATAGTTTGGGCATTTTTCATTAAATGAGCCGGGGGTGTAATCTGAATATCATCCAAATTGCTAGTCCCATTAATATTCGTCACTTTTTTGCTTGTCACAATTTTTAATTTGCTTTTACTAGAATTCACCATGATTAACACCTCCATTTCACTAATTTATTTTGATTCTTGGCGATTTTTGGCTTATATTGGCTACAAAAAAAAGCTCGCTTTGTTGATTTAACAGCATTTGAGCCTTAAAAAGCCCAATATTTTTTGTTTTTTTACTTTTGAGAGAGAAGGATGGCGCATATGTGAGCTCTGGCCTAGCTACCATGGGCGGGGGGTGTTTTTTATTTCGGCTACTCACAATTCATCCAAAAATTTAAAATGTCTTAAACAAGCTCTCACGGCATTTAAAATGTGAACCAGCATTTGATCATGTGTAAAATTTATAATCTGTCCGTCTTCTCTGCTTAAAGCGACTGTCAATCAATTGCTTGGACATTGTGAGAACGGATGGTCATTGCTTAACGGATGGTGACCCTCCTTAATCGGGATGGTCAACTTTTGGGCTCTCCTTGTTCAATATCCATTCCTTGATCTGTTCCTTATCCCAGTGCTTACTAACGTCAAGGTTATCAATCAGTGAGTCTGAACGGTATGTCGTTGATTCGAACATGCCTTTCCAATAGTGACACCTCTTGCATATCACCCACAAGTTTTCAACATCAAGTTGTTTACGCTTATCTACTCTTCTCGGCACTATATGATCTGTAACCAAGTAGCCAGGTTTATCATACGTATGACCACAGACCGCACAAGTAAAGTAAGCACGTCGCTTTAACATGAGACTCATGTTAGCCCAACGTTTCGTGTGATAGAAGCGGTTTGCTTCCTTGTCTCGCTTGTAACGATTGTACTGGCTGTACGACTGTCTGCGTTGCGTCGTATTGTAATGAAACGGATGATAGAGTGAACTATGAATATTGCAATACGGATTCTTTTGTTCGTATGGAATAGTATTGTCGCACCCTGATTTCCTGCACACTTTCAATTGCATGACTATTTGCCTTGTCCAATTCCATGTAAGTTAGGCCTCGTTGGCGCTTCACTTCTTGGTTGATCAGGAACGATACTTTTGTATTTATTTTTTCTTCCAAACATGTTGCTTCCTCCGTTTCCTATCCAAACTAAAAGCGCCATGCTGTTTAGCACGACGCTTCATCCATTTATCTAAGTGGGCATCCATCTCCGCTTCTTGTGGCGTGACGTAGCCATATTTTGTGTTAATCATCTTTGCCATGTGAACTCACCATCTGTGTTATTAGTATTTAACCTGCCAGCTTTGTGATTGCCAGTCATTCATGCCTGGGTTCCACATGCCTAAATATTCCCAAGTGGTTGGGTAATTTACTTTAGTGCCCCACAGTTCTAATGGTGCTGAGTCTGGGTAATCTTTGCTTAGCCTGATTTGAGCGCCTGACATGGTTCCTTCTATATGGGCAGATACGCCTTGCTTGTTAAGCTTTAATAATTCGTTTACTGCATCTAGTAAGTTCATTTTATCTTCTCCTTTCACGTTTACTGCCATGACGTCACTCCTAAATTTATGTATCAAAAAACTCCCGCCAATAAGCGAGAACAGTTTGCAGTACGATCTACTAGCGGTTAGAATCATTCAATAGATTTTGAGCTGTACTAGGATACTCATACGTAATCTTTAATAACATTTCACAAAATTTAATTATGGTTTCAGCTTCAGCACGAGTATTAATAGCCAAATCATGATTAGCTGTATTTCCGAGTTTTCGTATAGAGTCAATCCACTCACTACTTCCAGTTGGAATATAATGATTTTTAGTCAAATAACTGACGTAAAAAGCAAAAGTCTTGTCATCATCGGCACCTAAAGATACCGCAACATGATTTAATAAAACTCGACACAACAAAATTACACCCGTAAAAGCTCCAGTAGAATAGGACTTTCTTGCTTCGTTGTATATTTCAGTCACTTTTTTTGGTGCCGAGTTTACTTCTTCACCAAAATTACTACCCGGAACCTGTACGTCATCATAGATAAATGTTGGAAGGTTACAGTTCGTACATACAAATACACCGTAAGGTTTGTCGTTGACCCCACGATTAACATTGTCAGGATACTCTAAGGCCATTCCCCTGTTACTAGTCACCTTTTGACCACAATATCCACAAACATAGGATGCTTTCACGATAGTTGTCCCTCCCCATATATTGTATTTTCCAGTATCATAAATTGCCATATTATCATCCCTTCAAATTAATAACTAATTAAAGCATAGCAAAAAAAGCCTCAACTACCTATTATTTTTTTAGAGATATTATTATAACCGTTCCTAAAACAAGCCAATAACAATCATTAACCTAGCTGCTTGGGTTGTATGTGCTTGGTAGGGATTTGCACCCTACATGATTAACACTTTCCAAATCGGGCCAAAAAGTAATTATGTTAGTCTGCCTATGTCTACCTATTCCATCACAAGCACGCGTTACACAGTTTTAGCCCTCATGAGTGACCATGCTGCATAACTATATCGCCGGTAGGCCTCGAACCTACATCCCATTGTGGCTTACCAATTAGCCCACAGCGATTACCAGTCTGTAATTTGGAGGATTACTTCATGCACGTCAATCACATTTGGCATACTATCAATTTAGCACGATTATAGGGGTTTAAAATACGCAATTAATACGCGATTTCATATAATCCCAATCCCTTAGCGCATTCCATAATAAACTCATTTCTTAATTTAAACGCCTTGGTATGACTAACGTTGATTAAGTGGTTTGTAATTAGTCCATCAATCGTGTATTGCTGATGTTTCTTGAAATACAATTCAGTAATAATAACCTCCGTATCATGTCCCACATCATCTAGGCAATCGTCAATCACTTCCCGTTGATGTTTCAAAGCATTAATGCGTCGATCGTCATCAATCGTGATAATCGTGTTGAGTGTCGTTTCCGGATACTTGTATTGTGCCTTGCCACCTCCGACGTTATCATCACGAGGGACAGTTGGATAACGTAATTCCTGTTCACGTTTCTCGATATACTTGTCAATCTTGGGATAGTCACGTAGAATATCTTCAACTTTTCTAATCGTCGTTCGTTTCACTACCAATTCCCCTTTCACTCAACTCCGCAATGTCAGCAATGAAGTCCTGGCCAATTTGTGCCTGTTGCTCAGTTGTCAGTGCCGCATTCATTTCCAGGTTAGCAACCGTGGCTCTCATTTGGATTGCTTTGGCGTATTCGGTGTCAGTCATTCGTCTTCCTCCAGTAGTTCCGCGTTCTCGTGAACGTTTCCGATGACTTCGAATTGATTACTTCTAGAATCATACAAGCATGGTTAAAATAAATGCGGACCTGCCGGCTTTAAAAACACACCCGGTTTCCCAAACAAATCTTCTGAAACGATTTCATTAACAGTTGGTTCCATTGTTAATTCACTCACATCGGACCACACTTTTACAATATCGCCTTCATAAATCTCGTTGCCATTCACGTCTTTCAGGCCGGTAAACTGCAATAATTCAACATCATCATTCTCAATGTCCCAAGTTTCGTTTTTCCCGTCTACAATAACGTTAACAGAACTGGGCGTCCCTTGTGTATCTCCATTTTGGATTGCTGATACATAGTCAGCCATTATCTTCCTGTACCCATTCCACGCTCTAAACTTGATCATCGTCACCATCTCCAATCATCTCCTAGAACTCGATAGGTCCAGCGCTATCACAACCCATGCCACAACACTGATAAAAGCAACCCCATGCCAAAATCCGTCTAAGAAGTTTCCGACGATCATGACTAAAATAAATAAGGCTATCATGCCAAGCCCAATTTTATTTTTAATACTCATTTTCAAGCCTCCCCGAACGCCCGCTTATTAATGTTGTACGGCTCATATTCCTTGGCCAATTGCTTATTATCCAGCGTTTTAGCTTTATTTTCCTCGGCGTGTTGCTTCATGCGTCGGTGCTTCCGTTTAATCGTTGAACGCTTCTTAGTGTGTTTAGGCATTCTCGTCCTCCGTAATGTAGTATTTATTTTCGTCAATCGCGCGAATACGTCTATCCAGCCAAACGTTACTGTGCTTTAGCTCCCGAGACGTCCTAGTTTTACGCTGCTTGCCTTCCATGACTAATTTAATGGCATTATACTGGGTACGCGTAATCTCCATGTAATCGCCCGATACGGCCTTAATTCCGGGCATCTTATGCAGGTTAGCTAGTTTGCTTGGTGGCACGTTATCCATGCTGCCATATCTCGCTTCTAGCTTATGAATTACTTCCAGTTCTTTAAGCCAATTTTTGCTTGCCATAGGCTAACTTCCTTTCAAGCTCCTGCTCGTAATGATCATGTATCTCGTTCGTACAATTTGGGCATGGTCCAAACGTGAAACCATAACTCCCAAGTGGTTGCTGAACAACTTTACTACCATGACATAATTCACAACTCATACACTTCTAACTCCTTCCATGTTGTCAAACAGCAATTGACAGCTAGTATCCTTGGTATATAAGCGATCGATTGTTTTGCCATCATACATACTTTCTAATTGCTTACGTGTGTTGTTAGTCGTAATGATGGTTATATGTTTGACTTCGTTATGATCAAAATCGCAACGCGCATTCGCCACTTGATACATCAGCGTCTGCAAATCTTTGTGCACTGGCTTGTAGAATCCTTTTTCGGTTGGTTTACCGCCTTCAGTACCAAAATCGTCTAAAACTAGAACATCAACGTTTTGCATGTCTTTTAAAACGTATAGTAACCGTTGACGTACGTCCGGTGCTTCGTATTTCTCATTTACCAGCCGTAGCAACTCAGCTGTTGAAACAAACATTGCTGTCTGCCCTACACTCATTAGCTGGTACATAATTGCCAGTGCTAATGACGTTTTGCCAACACCGGGGCCGCCTGCAAGTGCTACGTTGAACTGGTTAGTCTCTAATTGCCTAGCTAACTTAAATGCTTGATTGCCAAGCTCTCTAGCTTTAGCTTGATTAGGCTGTTTATCAACCTGCCAATCATTAAAGCTAAATCGTAGCGGCACGCCTCCAGACCAGACTGACATGCGATAGTAATACCGTTTTCGGTTAGCAATTACGCCCGCATTCGCTCTATCAATCGTTTGATGATCCAATTCTTCTTTGGTTGGCAACTTAGTTGTATCAATTCCTCTAGCCGCTACTACTTTCTGAATCGTGGCTTGATTGAATAACTTCGTTACATTTTCCATTAGCCAAACCAGTCCTCTCGTGTTTGTGGTGCAACATTAGTCGGGTGATCCCGTTCAGCCTGACCCATGAGCGTGTCATACTGCTTGCGTAACTTTCCTGCCGATAAAATGTTTGCTTGCCAGAATGAATTATCCTGTGACCAATCTACTAGCCAATCTAATTTTTCATAATCACGATGATCACGTTCGTGGGCTAGACGGATGTCATTAGCCCATTTCTGTAAGTTTGGTTCTTTGAAATCAGATTGCCGTTGCTTAATTCTGGTCAACAAATGGACTGCTACTTTGTATGGTGGATCATCGGGTCCATACTCGGTTTTTGAGTTGGGACGTTTATTATTGTTAGTCTCTGTAGTAGTCTCTGGTAATCTATTGGTATTGGTGGGGACTGTCAGTCCCATTCCATTGGGACGCTCAGTCCCTATCGTTGGTACTGTCAGTCCCAATGCTGACCCCAAATTGTCTAATGTGTCATAATCGATTCTGTACCACTTTGTACGGTCGAATTTTGCCTTGTTATAATTACCAGTGATTAATAATCCGCGCTTTTCAAGGTCTTTTAAATAACGCTGAATAGTTTTTTCTGACAACCATGGAAACTGCTCATGCCATTTTGCGGCGCTATTATAAATCCACCTGAATCCATCTCTTACGTTATTAGACCTATTCAGCCAATAATGAATCTGTTGAAGAATCAATGCCTTGTCAGCACTGTCTAAGCTAATCGCTAACGATGGCAACACTTGTAGTGGTGGTTCATCAATAAGTAAGCTTCTCATCTATATCACCTCAATCATATAGTAGGCATTCCACCCACCCGGTGTATTAGTCACTGCTGTATTTACCTTTCAAGCCAATTCGTTTTAACGTTTCTTTATCTAGTTTTATCCCCTCTACTGGGACGTGGTATTTTGCACTAAATGCCACGGAGCCAATTTGCTCAATCTCGCTGTGATGGACTCGACACAATGCCATAACGTGCCGTTTGGTGTGGTCGACGTGTGTTCTGTTCAAGCCGGCTCCAATAACGTCTACATGATGGATATCAGCACGATTACCGCAGATCATGCAAACTCGGTGGCGGCAACATTGAAACAGATAATATTCTTGCTCACGCGGCAATAGCTTATAGCCTTCCTTGAACGGCACGTGCCACTCAAACATGAAGTCGATGACTAGGTCGAGTAATTTGTTAGCATCGCTCACAGACGATTCTGTGGTGTCTGACAGGCTAATCTGCTTGCCAAACGTATATGACTCATACTGCAAATAAAACAAGTTTTTCAAGAAGTCTGTCGGCATACCTGACCACGTATAGATGTCACTAAGCAACGCGAAGAACAAGCGTCGCTGTTGTGGCCTAGCTTTACGTGTGTCAGCTATTTCCCAATCCACATAAAATTGGCTGTGGGAGCCGCTAACGGTCTCTATATGGTCTAAATTAGGCTTCTCATCTAACCGGGTAACCAAATAGTATTGACCATCCTGTTCAATTAACTGCGCTCGTGACTGTTGCATCTAGTCACCCCAATGTTTTGAAGCTTTGTTTAGTAACGAGCTTAAATTAGAAGGGCGCTCCGTCTGGAATTGGGGGAAAACCGCCGCCATGGTAACTATTAGCTGATTGACTACTATATCCTGGGGCTTGCGTATTACCAGCATTACTACTTGCTGGAGTGTTGAATCCATTACCCTGTTGGCTATTAGTTGTCGTGCCAAAACCACCACTTGTGTTTTTGTGATTGCCAAAGCCACTATTTCCTGTATTGCTACTGCCTGCTGGCCGCTTAACACCATTCGGTTTGCTGCCATCCTGCATAAATGGCTCGTAGCTTTTAACCGCTAAATAGGCTTTTCCGTTTGAGCCAGTATCCCAATCAACCGTGATTGCCAATTGATGACCTACTGCTTGACTGACAAACTGTTCAATCGAATCAAATGCCGTGCCATTACTTGCGCCTAAAGCTACTGCAATGGTGTTAAAGCGTTTAGCGGATAACTTGGCTTTGTCCTCCGAAGTACTGTCCCAGACCTCATTATCAAACCGGATTAGGCCACCTTTGTACGGGCCGTCTAACACCTCATAGTCAAAAATTGCCATGGGTTTGCCAGCCTCTTTGGTTTTCGTGTATTGAGAACTAGACGCGATAACCACATTATATTTACCTGCTTCTTCGACAGTTTGTCCGAAAGTATTATTTGAATCTACTGTAAAAAGTGCCATTTTATTTTGCTCCTTTAGTTATTTGAATTAATTCATTTGCTTTAATCAATTTGCGATTATCAATTCGGTTCTTGGCGTGATTTCCCTTTTCGGGATCTAAATCAATCATGCGTTCACCACCCGTTAAATAGATCCGTCCAACGAGGTCAAACATACTAGTAAACGCATTGAACGTCTTTTCGTTCATGTCAGCTTGGTATCTACCTTCACCACTAATACCTGATGAACCATTGTCAAGTTGATGAGCAGTAGCGTATACAGACTTGCCACTTTCTTTCAAAATCGTACCGAGATCTCTAAACCACAATTGTAATTTTTGATAATTCTGGCGATTGTCCTTTGCGGCATTATCAATATTTTCTAATACCAAGTTTTGAAGTGCTGTGATATTGTCTAATACAATCACCTGATACTTAGCATCTGAAATTCCTTGCATGACATATTGTTCAACCATTGCCTGGATATTTGGCATGTCACGATGTTCAAAGATAATAACATCGACGTCCTTATCGCCAATCAAAACATTGCTCGACATATCGAAGCTGAACAACAACTTGTGACCTACAAACTGTTTCACTACACTGGTCTTACCGGTACCACCATCACCATATATGAAGTACATATTGGGTATCACCGGAATGTTTCCGTCCGCATAAAACTTCATTTTGCCTCCTACAAACTAAACTTAACGGATTCACTGGCTGGCTTCTCAGTTACACCATCAACAATCTGTCCATCTTCAAGCACGAATTTTCCATTAATAATCGTTCCGGACTTCTTTAAATCAGTTTTTTTGATGGTTTCCTTGGTTTTAATAAGTTCTTTAATTCCTTGGTCTCGTAATGACTTTAGTACCGTTGCTTCATCATAATTCAGGCCTGCCGGTGTTTTACGAGTCGTGACTTTCCCATGTGGAGTATCGATTTTGAATTTACTGTCATGCTGACGTTCACGATATAGATAATCCTTCAGCAATCCGTGAAAATATTCTCGACTAGATTCATTTTCAGTAAGTTTACGATCCCGCCAAGCAATTGTTTGATCAATATCTGCTTGCGCTGCTTCTTTAACTTCCTGATCATGTTTCTCGATTGCTTGTAGCTTACGCATCGCCCAGTCAGCAGACTGTAGCGAATTAATTTGAAAGCCTTCCTGTTCACGATCATTAACCGTTTTTAGCTCTTCTTTAAGCAATTCATTAATCATCAAATTAACCCCCGTAATTCGTTCAATTCTGTTTCACTCTTATCCAACATCTTGTACAACTTGGTCAGCGATTAGCCATCACTGATCCAAACACTGTTGATAACATGCTTTAGAAACTTGATGTGATTGTTCACGATTTCTTCCATAACTACCATCCTCGCTTTCTTAGCACTTGCAAACGAGACTGCTTTGGAATAGAGTAGATGTTGGTGCTGAACATTTTTTCCATTAGTCCATCGTTAGCCGATACTAGCGATGGCTTTTTTTGCACTCGTTTCCAGTTGTTAACTGATAAAACTGATGCTTTTGGCATGATTATTCCTCCTACTTGAGCACTTAAATACCATTGGTAATAATCTCGAATTGTTGTCCATTTTGTTCAATTACAGCTACATCTTTTTGAGTGCGCAATGTGAACGGAATTTTTTTAATATCCACTACTTTGCCAACACCGGCTTCTCGTATTAATTGGCCGCAACTATACTCAGCCTTGTAACTCACTCGATCACCTACATGAACTTTCATGATTATTCCTCCATTTCTAATGCTTCTTGCCAATCAATGACATATCCGCCACCAGGACACTTGCTAACTGAAATATCTTCTTTTGATAGTGTGTCGATAACGCCGATACTAATTCCAGACTTGTTCCAGATGATTGAGTGATGGCCTGACAAACTAGCAATATTCATTTCAGTTAGTAAATCATTTGCTTGTGCCTTGTCAGCATTGGCAACTAATTTATTGCCAAGTCCAACAAATGCATCTTTGTCTCTTACCATTACTTTTCCTCCTTAAATTCCAAACCAGTTTCTAATCTCACGACGCTTGTACCATACGGATGTCAACGCCCAAGTTAATACCGCTACTTCTACCATGGCAATTCCTCCCAATGAGATTCCAAAAAGTCAGCCATCACGCTAGCCTTAAACTTCCAGGCGCTACCGCGTCCCTTGTGAATTATTTGACCTTGTTGCTCCATTCTGCCAATCTGTCGGCTGTATTTTGGATTTTCAATAATATTTTCTTTAATCCATTTAATCGATTTGTTTCCACACCGGTCACGTAAATCGTCCATTATCCAGGATCGCCCCAACAAGGATTGATCCAGCAATTTGTTATACGCCTCTTTATCAACTAATACGTATTGGTCCATGTTTTTAACGTGCATCGGAACCGTTGCCACTTTTAGTGCTTGCATAATAGAGTCTCCTTTCTAATTTAATATTGCTAATCCTTCCATGCTGGCTTAGTTGTATACTTGACTTATCCCAATTAATCGAGGTGACAAATATGACAAACACATACGTACTTCCTGAATCTCAGTGGGAAGTAACCTTCTTGGATAAATCTGACGCCGATATTTCCTATCATGAATCAGTATGTCGGTTGTTAGATTTATTAACTGTAAATATCAGTAATGCATTCTGTATTACTGATATACCCATCGGTAAAGTAACAAACATTCCTTTTGGGAAGAATCCGCTAAAAGTTGCCGGAGAAAATGCAATCATCTTAGATGCTTCTCCAGGATGCTACTGGGGACAATATGCTTTCCAATATGCTCATGAGATGTGCCATTACCTAATTGATTCCCAGTGGCCGCCTATGCGTGATGAGTGGTTTGAAGAAGTCATCTGTGAATGTTCCTCAAGATACTGGCTAAACTGGTTATCTAAGAGCAATTTTTATCCATTGTCTTCTGACATTTTCAAAAACTACGCATTTCAACGAACGCTTCACATCAATTCATTCAACTTAAAAGATTTGCAAGATGAAGAATCTCAAATTTTGACTTGTTTCCGGGGAAATCATGAAAGCCGTCTACATTTCAATTTTTTAGCTAATCAAATCATGCCAATTATCAATGATGATCCAGAAATTTGGTCAGAAATGTTTCTCCTTAGAACTATTTCAGATAACTTCACCTTCATGAAAAATCTGAACAACCTTGTATACCAATCGCTCAAACATAAAAAATCATTTAAACGTATCGTTGCCCTGTTTCTTTGATACGTTGGGGTGCCCTAAAGGGCCTTTTGGACCCGGATCATCGCACCCCACATATCGCATTCTGAAGGCTTCCGTGTTACTTGCGATAACACTGAGGTCTTTTTCAATTGCCCATAATACGTGTACTAGTTGCTTTAGTGTTTTTGTCATACTGCTTCGCCTCCTATGCTGGCTGTTCGTCTAATCTAAGTGACGTCTGCCGAATAATCGTCTTAGTAGCTGTAGATGGCTCCCAATCGTTGATGAAGTCCATTACCATCTGGTAGTCCTTCTTGCGTAGCATTGACCGAGCACTCACGTTAGCAATCTTCTTGATGCCACCGTTAATATCCTTAAATAGCTCGCCACGTTGTTTCTTCGTGATATGCCCATAACTGTGAGCCACTTCTGACACCCGTTGGTTAACCCGACGGCTAAGTGCGCTGTATTCAGGATTAGGAATAACTTGGTTCTCTTTGAGGTCTTTCACATCGCCCTCTACACTGTCTAGGCGTTGGTTCGTTTCCTCATTGGCTTGCAGCGCCAATCTGGCAATCTCTCGTGGCGATGTTGGCAATTTCGCTTGTTCTTCCATAGAGTTGAATGCCTCAATGTACTGAAGCTTGAATTTAAGTGCCTTATCTCCCGTGAATCCCATTGCTAGCAAAGTGAAACCGTCACGGTTCATGTAAAATGCCTTGCGATCACGACCATAAGAATCAGGTAAATTGGTTTCTATAAACATCTGTCCAAAATTGGACACATCTTTTTTAAGGCCATCAATACTGCGAAGAACATGCTGATGGTTCTTATTGAATGACTCTGCTACCTGCAAGCTACTAGTGACTGCTTGTTTATCTTTCATAATTACTAATTCGTTCATGTGGATCATTCCTTTCATTGAATTCCTAAAATTTTGGCCATTTGTGACCGAATCCGTCTTGACTTGGGTTCGTTGCCGCCTTTGATTGCACGGTTGACTTGTGGCGGTGTGACCTTTTCGGACTTAGTGGTAAGCATTTCAGCCATTTCTTTTTGAGAAATTTTGTGGCGGCTCAATGCAGTTTTGTATTTAATTTCAATTTCCAATGCGATATCTTCGATTGTTTGTTCTGGCATTTTTACTCCTCCTTTACATAATTTATTAATGAATAAGTTTATCCATTCTGTTATAATTGGTGTGCTTATTAGAATTGCCCAATTGAATAGTAATATTCAACTCGAATCGGGTGAATTCAAGGAAAGCCTAAACCACTGTTGGCAAGGTAACCCTGAGCCAAGCGCAACGTGTCTCAAAGAGTTGTGAAGGTGCAACGCATAGATGGTGACTGACATCAATAATCCATTCACGAGCGCCCGACGGCCTTATTAGGTCGAAAAGATATGCTGAGCTAGCTAAAAATAGTTAGAAGCTAGAGATAAAAAACTTTAGCGACAACATTACTGAGTGTTCCAAATTATCAAACCGGTATTTCAAAGATTCTATCCGGTGCGACAGTAACTCCTGACTCAATCGTTAACAATTTGAAAGGGCGTGGTTTTATGAAGGACATGGATAAAGCCGCGGTACTTTCAAAGCGTAACCAAGATGTTCTAGCAAGACTCGAAAAAGTAACTGGTAAATAGCTAATAAGCACAAGTCGTCTAGTTGGACGGCTTTTTTCATCCCCTTTCGTAATTTATTAATCAAGTTATTGACATTTGTCTAGACAATCGTCTATAATAAATGCATACGAAATAAGCCAATAAACTTTACTTCATCATCCGTTTCTCGCCAAAGCTACGTTTTGAAGCTATTGTTTCTTGCTGCTTAATTACTTGATGAATTAAATATAAGATAATCGTCTTAATAAGTCAAGACAATTATCTAAATTAATTCTCTATTTTTAGGAGAATGCCGATATGACTGTGTTTGAACGAGTACAAAAAATAGCTAAGAAGAATAAAATTAGCTTGCTGCAACTTAATGATCGTGCTGGATTAGGCAAAAACGCTATTTATAAGTGGAAAACTCAAAATCCAAGCACTGAGAATCTTCAAAAAGTTGCAAGTGTTCTAGGAGTATCAACTGACTATCTTCTTGGAAACACAAATGACCCGGAACCTTCTGTGTCATCTGATGACTTGACAAAGAATCAAAAATTAATTGCCTACTCTATTGACCCGGATATATCAGATGAGGAACGTCAGGCCATAATAAATATGGTCAAGGAAGCAATGAAATTTCGTCGTAGACTGTAGGTGACCGGTATGACAGACTTGGAAAAGATTGAAGATATGTATCCACAACTTAAATTTTGGGGTATCGAAGTCAACAATCCACACTATCATGGCTGTATCGTCGGCACTGACGTCTATATCAATACTCTTCAAGATGACATTGATTGGCTTAAAACAGCATTGCATGAGGCTTCGCACTATGAAAATGATAGCGGTAACCTAAAAAACGCAAGATTAGTGGAAGTATTACGTGCTGAAGGATATGCTGATAGGCAATCTATACGGAGTTTCAATATTATGTTTGGATAACTTATAGACCAGATACGGATGTCGGTAAAAGCTGAAATTCTATTTTTTGGAGGAATTTGTTGTGGAAACATTAGGGGTATTGTCTTTTTTAGTATTTTTAATAGCAATTGTACTATTTATTGTGTCAACAATTGGATGGATTTTTAAGAAAGCTAAAGGCAAAGAACTAAGCAAATGGAAAAAGACGTCTATATATTCAATCGTTGTAGTGTTTCTTTCTTTTGCACTGCTATTATTTGCTGGAATAAAATCAACGAGTAAATCTTCTAATGACAAGTCAAACGCTAGAAACACAACAGTTAGTGTTTCTTTGTATCAAAATAAAGTTGATAATGTAACTACCGTAAAGGGGACAGCCACTCCCGGAGCAACTGTTCATTTCAAGCCTACTAGTGAAGATGGAATTTCAGACACTGTAAAAGCCAATAAAAAAGGAAAGTTTAGTGACGATTACCTTGTTTCAGGAAAATATACTGTTTATGCTACATATCACGGTTATAAAAGTCCCAAGTCGCAATTGACTATTACTGAATATAAAGATTCTGACAGTAGTTCTAGTAGCAGTGACAGTAGTTCAGATACTAGTGATTCATACAATGCAACTGAAGGCGAAAATAACGCAGAAAAATATACTTATGGTGATTTTGTCAAGTCTGATGATTGGGTTGGAAAATCATATCATATTTCAAAGGCTGAAGTACTTCAAGCTGACGAAAAAGACGGCCAAACAGTCCTTCTAGTATACACAGACGATGATCCAGACCACACGTTTATGGTTGCCTATGACGGTAAAACACCAGCAGTCGAAGACGATTATGTGGACATTCAAGGTGTTTTTTCAAAGAGACAATCATATGATACCAAAATTGGTGGAAGTAACACTGTGCCGTCACTAGTTGCTAGTAAAATAACCGTTACTGGTAAAGATTCAGACTAGCTATGGAATTATATGTAGGAAAGTACAGCACACACGTGTTCGACTTTACCATTGCAATTGGCATCATTTGCTTCATAGCGCTAGTCGTCATGTTAGTTTACTGGAATCACAAGCGAAAATAGCACCCTCGCCCACTACAGCCTAGCGGGCAACATGCGAGCGTAGTTCAACGGTAGAACATGTCTACTCCAAAATAGAGTCTCCCACACTTATCAACTACTATGCAGGTTCGACTCCTGCCGCTCGCATTGCAACAAAAAAGCACATCCCCCACCGGTCAAAGTTTGAGATGTGCTTATAATAAATTTGAAGAAAGGATTGGGCCTTAACGTACATGGTGTTTAACGTATTCGATTGCTGAATCATCCAGTTGCAACCAATGGATGTACTCGCCATCGCCAATATCAACAATAGCATTGCCAGCTAGTAAACTCTTTAGTGAAGTAATAGAAATATTTTTTTCTTGTGGAAACTGGCTTAACATAGTTTCCGTACCGGGAAAGCAAAATACATCATTCTTCGATTTTGCTGGAAATATATATTGTTTTGAACACATACGAACACCTCCCACTTACAAATATGAACGAAAACAAAGTGCTAAAAACGCATCAGGAATTACGAGACAACTTTAATGATCATTTATCAGATTTAATTCTCGCTGCTAACCAATATGACGCTGGAAATCGCAGGCGCATAAAACTTGCCTCACCCATTCTTAGAACACTATTTTATAAACAAAGGTATGGGGAAATAATGATAAAAATATTGCCCCCAGAAATTTCCATTGATTTTGAAAGATTTGCATCATCTGTGAGTATCGCCAATGATACTGTCTTATACGGTGGTCCAGTGTTAAATGGGCAAGTACCTGATCCTGATTTCAAAAAGCCTAAAAAGATTTATCTCCCGTTGTTTAGCATGGAATCCATACATTGGATAAGTTTTGATCACTGGTGGAATGGACGCATACTTTATGTAAATGGCGAAGGCTTTAAAAGATGGGAACTTGTCAGATACATGGCAAACCAGGATGGCGGTGCTCATGAAGACCTTGCATTGGGTGAAAAATATAGTAAGTTAAAACGTAATTTATTTTCAATGGAAGATAATAATGGAGGTCATTATAAAGAGCTTAATCTTGCTCTGTTAAGACAAATTGTTCATGAAACATTGCTGAGCTTTGACAAAATGAATCTTTTACCTGAGACCTATACATTTTCCAACCATGACTCAAATTTTTCAAACAATACAGCCAACTTTTCTATTTCCCAAATGAATATTAGCAGGGGAAAGTCCCAAGCATTTGAATATTATTAGATAATTTCACTTTTAATAATAATAAATGAAATATTTTCACCTATTATATCACAAAAAGCACATCCGCTCCCGCCAAGAAGATTGATGTGCTTAACTTGAATAAATACTAACGGGACTGTTGCACCCTTTTGCCCTTCTAGTATATCACAAGGAGGAATTTATTATGGCACAAATTAAACGTGTGAAAAAAGGTTACCTAGTAAGAATTTCGTATAGAGATCATGCAGGAAACTATCTAAGTAAACGAAAAACATTCACCCGTAAGCGAGACGCAGAGGAATTTGCTAACTCATTCGAAGTTAGTAAATTTTCTGGTGAACTAGAAAAGAAGCCATCTATCGAGTTCTCTAAGTACTTCTATTCTTGGTATGAGACGTACCGCAAGCCTAATCTCGCTTATATCACGACTCGTAGATATGAATTAGTTCATACTGAAATAGAAAATTACTTTGCCCATGCACGTATTGCAGATATTACTCGTAAGGATTACCAAAAATTCATTAACCAATATGGCAAAAATCATGCTAAAGATTCAGTTAAGAAACTGCACAATTTAATTAAAGCTTGCGTTGGCAATGCTGTTTTTGAAAAAGATGTTGAAACTGACTTCACTTATAACGTAATTATCACTTACGACAAAAATCGTAGTCTTAAGATTGATTACCTAAGCCTAGCTGAGATTAAGCAACTAACAGCTTATGTACAGAATCACCTCAATCCTCGTTACACGTCACAATACATGATCATGACTGCCATCTTTACCGGGGCACGATTAGGAGAAATCATGGCACTAACTTGGAAAGACATTAATTTCACGTTCAATACTATCTCAATAAATAAATCATGGAACTATGTTGAAGGCGGTGGATTCAAGCCAACCAAAACCGAAAGCTCAAATAGAACCATCCGTGTTAACAAACAATTTTTAGATAGTCTGAAAGCACTTAAGGTAAATAACCGAGAAATGGTATTTGAGAACGTTGCCCATGACATTCCAACCTCTAACGGCGTTAATAAAGTTCTGCGCTCTGACTTAAAAGCATTAGGCATCACACGAAAAGGATTCCACTTTCATAGTCTGCGGCACTCTCACGTTGCGTTCCTGCTCTCTCAGAACATTGACCTATACATTATATCGAAACGTCTTGGTCATTCTGATATTGGCACCACGTCCCGGATATACGCATACCTAATTGATGAGTATAAAGCACGCTCGGATGAAAAAATTTCCGGCTCCTTAGACAAACTTTTTAATAGCCCACGGACTAAAAATGAAGCAAAATCAAGTATTCATTTTTGATAATAAACATTCATTTAATTGCATAAATAGCAATTCGAAAAAAACGTGTTTTTTTAAATTTGTCTTTACTTGTCGCTGACGTCTTCAAAATGCTATTATAACAGTATTGGCTATGTCTGCCTGGGGCATAATTAGTCTATGAGCAATAAAAGAGCCACGGTAAACACTTATTTACTGGGCTCTTTTATTTTGTGAATTTTAACAAAGTAGTGCCTTTGCAAAGATTTTTACGCATTTCTTCAATAAGGATGAATTCATAATAATTTTGCTCAACCGATAAGTGCTGGTCCACCTCACCTATCCGTTAGACACACTAACCACGGCAAACGGGCCGTAGCTCCCATTGTTAGGGGAACTATGGCCTTTTACTAACGGTTAAATAATTGTTGGTCACAGTAGAACCTTCACCAACGCTTCAGAAACTGAGGCGATTAATTTCTGAAAATCCACAAAAAGTCCTATGCAACCCACGATTTTAGTGTATACTAGATATGTTGACGAAAAGTTAACGTGATGGCGGTAGTGGCGAAGTGGTTAACGCACCGGATTGTGGCTCCGGCACGCGTGGGTTCGATTCCCACCTACCGCCCTTCTAAAAAAGCACGTGCAATTGCACGTGCTTTTTATTTAATCAAATTTTCTAATCACGCCTTCAGCCAAGCCTTCAAAGCGGCTCCAGTGCGTGAAGTGGGCACGTCAACTGCTGCTCGTGGGGTTCCGCTATACTGA